CGCTCAGTTGAAACTCAAGCAACGGCTTGCTAAGATGGGGTGGTGAAATTCTTGTGAGGTTGACTGTTTGGTAAAACCTGTTATACTTCACAGACACTAGTAAGGAACAAAAAAATGATCGATCAAAAAGAATTGACAGTAGCAGAACGAGCCGCTGAATACGCGCAACAGATAATCTACAAAGACCGCGAGATCAAACGGCTACGAGAGGTGTTGTTGGAATTGAGGGACAATCCAAATTTGGATGACCTTGATGCAGTCAATTTGATTAATGTCGTACTACAATGAGTAATCGTGATTACAACTGGTGGAAGGCTACTGTCAAAAAGACAAGCCATGAGATAGTAGACGGTAATAGCCGAACTATCACGAACGATGTTTTGGATTTTGATTCTGAGGAAATTAAAGCATTGTCTGATAAATTTAGAGAAGGTATTGAAAAGATTAAAGGTAAGCCAATTTATTCGCCGAATGGTGATTGCATTAAAACATCCTATATAATTGATACCGCCGCCGGTGAATTACTGGAAGAACATGTTGTAATGTATACGAGGAAACAAAATGAGGCCGCGTAAAAAAGTAATCGTTTCGGACTCGCGTAAGTTATATGAAGATACTTGTACGATAATTTCTTCCTCTAATAAAAATCCAGTAGTAGGTAAGATTGTAAACTTTGTACCCGAAAAGAAATTAGACGTAGACATTGGTACTCAGATCAGATTGAATTTACGGTTCAATGGTCAATTCTACGAAGCCAGATTAGGCGGCATGAATTTTGAGAGTCAGGGTCCAAACAAACTGCAATGATCCTGTATGGGTAATGTAGGACCCAATAAGACCGGATATTTTGCACAGTCGGGGTACTAGTATACCCTAAATTTGCGCCTGGCCTGTCCAGTTCTACGGATACTCTAATAAAATCAATGGCTTACAAGTCATTGATTTCCATGGAATTAAAGTGGTTTACTTTTAGGTGCTACTTCCGTATAATAGCTATATAGAGTTGATAAACGGAGAACGAGATGGCTAAGACAAAAATTGAATTTCAGGCACAGGATGCTTGGGCCGCGGCGTGTGCCGCTCAGCGTATCAACGGCGCTTATATTAAAGCCGCTACTAAAAATATGTACGGTGTAGTAGAACCTGAAGGTACTCCCAACCGAGAAGTTATGATGAACCTATTGACTGTCGCACCACAGGATATTCTTCAAGAAGATCGTGAGCAGGGCGATGAGGTTAGACGCTACTATCAGGCTCTAACCTTCAAGACGCTCAAAGGTGGTCGCCTCAACGATTTTGATAATACCGCGATGGAAATTTCCAATCAGGAAACTATTACCTCTTTTTTGCATATTGCAGTAATGGCGTCGCTGCCTTCTTGTCATGCCCGGGCAGTTATCCGCGATGAGGGTAATCGCAAGATCAATTGGGCTAATGGTGGACTCATTGGCAACATTGGTGATAAGATCAACCTCAATATTGAGGTAGTGAAGTCGGTCTTTTCGTTTAAGTATAATGTTAATTTTGTCACCGGTATGACCGAGCAGAGCCAGGTTGTGTTTTTCAGCTATCGTGAAAAGATGGAAGCAGGTAGCAAAGTCACGGTGAAAGGTACTATCAAGGCTCATCGTGACAATTCTACACAATTGACCCGAGTCAAGGTAATCTGATCCGTATGGACTTTAAGTTTGTAGGATGGAATACAACCGCCGGGCATGATAAAGTCTGGGGTGCTGTTTATTTGGAAGATGTTCCATTTGTAACAGAGTGGTGCACTGGAACTGAAGTGCTAGTCTTTTGGGGTAGGCGCAGTCGCAAACTGCAATACAAGTTTGCTATAGATGGCTTAGACCTTAGCTACTTGATCAGAGAAAAGCGCGGTAAAGGTTATCAGCAGGTTTATAGGAACCAACTTGAAACTATCTACCCAGAACTTGAGGTTGATATTGAAAAGTGTGTTATAATTGCTAAATTAAAACGATAGGAATTATATAATGACCGGCTGGAACACAATTCAAGAAATTCGCAGACTTGAAGTTGAGATAGATAAACTTGGATTTAAGTTTGCTAAACCAACACACACTGATTGGACAAGTGATCACGGTGCTGTTGCATTAGTTCCAAAAGAGTTAGATAGTCTACCCCCGTATGCTAGAGATGCAGTGATCTATTTTGGGTCGCTAGAAGGAATCCAGCATTGGCTTAAAGGCTTGCAATGGGCTAGGGACTATGATGCAATGCTAAAGTTGAGTGACGACACAAAGCGCAGCCGTAAAGAGCAGGATTGGCGCAATCGAAACATCGTTAATATTATCAAAGGCGAAAAGGCGTAGTGAAGAATGAACAAGCGAATTAAAGAATTGTACAATCAATCCCTTGTGGTCCGTAATGATGACGCGCAGTGGATTGAGGATGAACTTGACCCTGAGAAGTTCGCCGAGTTGATTGTTCGCCAATGTGCCGATATCTGCCTTGAGATGGCAGCAAAGTGTGGAGGCATTCCTGGTGATGGTGCATTAGCAAAAGATTGTGCTTATTGGATTAAAAAAGATTTCGGAGTTGAATAATGAACGAATATACAGGCATCGTTAAAATCTATAGATTAACCGATGTATTTTACCGTGTGAAAGCTAAATCAATAACCCAAGCAAGAAAGAAAATGGTTGATTCGGCTAAAAAAGAAGATTGGGACGATCTTGTTTGGGACGACCCCTATGCATATAAGGTAGAAAGCATTGAGTTGGAAACCGAGGAATAGAATGATATGATCGACTGTATGATCGTCGGTGATTCGATTGGTGTCGGTACTGCCATGTTCCGCAAAGACTGCGTATCATACTCAATCGGTGGTTATAACTCATGGCAATGGAATAAGAAATTCAAAGACCTTGATATCACTGCCAAGACAGTCATTATCTCTCTTGGTTCTAATGACCACAAATATATTCATACCCAAGACGAGTTGGTCGTGATTCGATCAAGAACCCATGCCTCCCGTGTATACTGGATTAAGCCTGCCATCAAACCTAATATTCAAGAGATCGTCGAATTAACCGCTCACCAATTCGGTGACACAGTTGTTCCGATTACTTATCTCCAACCTGATGGTATTCATCCCTCATGGAAGGGATATAAACAGATTGCAGACAATACCAAATAAGATACGGTATTTTATAAATAAATGGGCTCTGTTGCTTTGGATAAGCAGTGAAAAAGGTTGACATTTACCTAAAGTTCATTTATAATTTGTATTCATAGTTATTTAAATAAGGATCTTGTATGTCAGCCTCGTGGATTCACCGATTGAATGAAAGTGATAGCCGCCTTCACAAGGAATCTATTATCAGCCACGCATTGACTGCCGCTAAAGTTGGTAGTGACAATGCTGATACTTTTTTAAAGCTAACCAAGTTAGCATATAACCCGTATGTAACTTTGGGTGTTAGGCAAGTGCCTGAAACTGAAGATATTATCGATGCTGAGAATCCTTGGCTAGATTTTGTTGCGTTGCTTGATGAACTTCAGTATAGGGTCTTGACAGGTAATGCTGCCCGAGATGCAATTGATACAATGAGCAAGCGGTTCACCAGTGACGAATGGAACAACTTCTGTCGCAATGTCATTCGCAAGGATTTGCGCGCCGGCATCAGCGATAAAACCATTAATAAGATTTGTAAAAAGACCGAATACGAAGTGCCCATTTTTGGTTGTCAGTTGGCAACCAATAGTGAAAACCGTCCTGAGATGGAAGGTAAGAAGCGTATCGAACCCAAACTAGACGGTGTTCGGGTTCTTCTTACTGTGATTAATCAAAAGAGCGGTGCAAGTGCTACGTGTTATAGTCGCAATGGCAAAGTGTTTGAAAATTTTTCACATATTGAAAGCCAAATTCTTAAACACTATGACCAGTTGCGTAGTCTAAATCCTGCTATGAAGAATGGATTTGTGCTTGACGGTGAGGTTATTGGAAATACTTTTCAAGAACTCATGCGGCAGGCTAGACGTAAACAGAATGTGCAGGCCACTGATTCAGTATTCAATGTTTTTGATGTTATTCCTCTAGAGGAATTTAGCAAAGGTCTTTGGAAAACAGGTCTTAAGGACCGAATGGCACTGCTTGAAAAGATGCGCCCTATATTTGACAATATGGCAAATGTTGAATTGCTGCCATATATCAATGTAGACCTTGACACAGCCGAAGGTCGCAATCAACTTGAACGTTATGCTAAGGATTGCGTGAATTCGGGATTTGAAGGTATTATGATCAAGGATACCCTTGCACCCTATGAGTGCAAGCGTAATACTAATTGGATGAAATGGAAACCTACTAT